GGTCTTCAGGCAGGGCGATGTTTTTGTAAACTGTTCGGATTAACTTCTTTGGTCGGGCCATCTTGGTGCTCCTGGGTGATTGAAACAGTTAGCGATAGGAAACGGCGTACAGTATCCCAAAGACGAAAAGGTCTAGGATGATTCCCATAAGGGCGCCCCAGAGAATTTCCTGAAGCCAGACAGGTACAGTATGAGAAGGGCGCATGATTAAATCCAGCCCTTCGTGGAGCAGCAACTTCCACACATCTCTACTTTGAAAATGTTTTCTTTAACTCTCTGGGGGAGGTTTTCAGCCGGCGTAAACTTCGACCAGCGGGTGACTCCGTTGGTATTGTGTTGTTGCTCTTGGAATACTCCCCTGAAGTGACGATGGTGGGCGCCGCAGTACGTGCAGACTTGTACGTCAAACATTGCCACGTTCGCAACAGGTGTCCAGTAATGTTGCACTTCCTGCGCGGTGTCTTTCTGCAAAGAATCCTTGCGGGATTTGCCCCAGGTACCTGACTGGGTCATGAGTTTCTTGGATGCTTTTGCCCGGGCGGCTTCCGCAAGATCAGCCGTCGCGCCTGCGAGCAGGTCGTCCAGGGACATGAAGTCATCCGCCGGTTGTTGGTCAAGGGTAATCGCTTCCTGGACGGTGTTTTCTGGGGCTTGGTCTACTGTGTTCATTTTGAGTCTCCTTGTTACTGCATCAAGCAACATTGCTTGTTGGTACAGGCGGCAGCGTGTGGGCGGGCGCTGGAACCTGTACAGGCAAGAGATGTTACAAAAGCTCGAAGATGTAATCAGGTTCTAGGCCCTGGTTATACAACACTTCTTCCGGGTCTGCGCCGTGGGCTACGTCATCCTGCATTTCGCTGATAAGTTCGTCAGCTTCGTCTGCAGACAGGCCATCACGGCGCATGAAGATTTCTTTTAAGGTTTCCATTATGAGGCCCTCTTCAGAAGGGCTGCCGCCATGAATTGATCTTTGTCGAACCTCGGGTTGCTGTAGTATAGGCAGGTAGCAAGTTCTTTTGCCAGTCTCTCAATGGCCAGAGCGCCATCCGGGCTGTGGGTGTAAGAAAGCTGATCTGCTATGCAGGCAGCGATTAGTTTGAAGTCTTTCCGCGTCATTGTCATTTTGAGCCTCTTGGGTTAGTCAGTGGTATCTTCTTGTTCAAGGTGCTGGTTCATTATTTCTATCCAGTAGGCGAATTGTATTACCCAGAAGAGTATGTCAACATCATCCCAGAAGGTATTAGGTACTGCAGCAGCATTCTTTTTCATAAAACCTTCATAGTGAAGGTACGTCTTGTGCAATTCCACTGCTATTGAAAGATTTTTTGCATAAGCCCTTTCTAGAAATTTGGCACTTTTGAAGCTTAGGCCGGCTTCCTGAAGACAAGTAGCTAGTGAGTCTGCGGTCGCCATCAGCTTCTTCTCTACAGATTGCTGGGATTTTATGCTCATCCCGAATGTATATATTGCATTGTCTGCTATGCAGTCAGAGATCATCTTGTAGTCTCTTCGCGTCATTGCCATTTTGAGCCTTTCGGGTTAGTTGGTTGAACCAGTTATAACCCGTAAAAATTTCGCTTCCTGGGCAGCTCTTTCTTCCTCCCATGCTGCCTCCCAGGCTACCTCTATCTGCTCCCCCTCCCAGGCTGCCTTATAGGCTACATCTGTCTGCGCTATCCTGCGAGTTGCCCATGCTGCCCGTAAGGTGGCTTCCTCAACTGCCGTCCTTGTGGCGGCCTCTGCTACATCCCTTCCTTGCAGGGCTCTCAGGGCAACTGCATGGGCGGCGGTCAATTCTTCCTCAGTGGCCCTTCCATTGGCATATCTTTCTGCTACATCAATCGCATTAGTGCTGCGTTCGTCTGTTATTAGGTGCTGGACACGACGCGCACACCATACGGCGTACAGTCGCCACTCTTTAGCATATTCGGGCGCTGCCCTGGTACACCAGAGTGCATCGTCTAATCCATTGCTTTCGAAGATGGTACGGAATGACAGTGGCTCGTTATCCGCTGTTTCTTTGTTAAGGGACTTTAGCAGCGTTTTCCAGCCACTAGCGCATGGTGCATGCTCTCGGATTTTGTTCAGTGTTGTTATAAGTTCAGTCATTTTGAGCCTCTCGGGTTAGTTAGTTGAGGGCAGAATCACCTTCAACATTCGTATTATACATTATCCGCGCGAGTTTGCAACACAGTTATGATTTATTATTCATGCGTATTACAATACTGTAACCCGCCCTAGTTATTTCGTCAGGGCATAAAAAAGCCCCACACTTGCGGGGCTGAAAAGCTACTACTCAGCAGCGAGGTCGGAGGCTCAATTACGACCCGCGCCGCTGGGCGGTTGCTTTTACTCTGCTTCTTCTGCTTCTTCTACGGCATCACCCATGAAACCTTCCAGCAACTCATCAGCTTCAGAGGTATCACGCGGCTTTTTAGCCTTAGCAGCTTCCAATCGCGCAATAACCGGCGCGATTGCAGGCAGATTACGCAGGGCCATTTTCTGCTTATGGTTCTTGTCGGCCAGGAATTTCTTAACTTCATCCAGGGTCTTGCCGGACACTTCAACCATAGCACGAGCCAGGATGCTCGAACCAGCCATCGACTCGCCCTTGACGCGGGCAACGCCCCATTCGCCGGCGTTCAGGCGATCCATCAGTTCGTCAATCGCCATAACGCAATCTTCGACATCATTCAAGCCGGACAATTCATCGCCCAACTTCTGCGATGCGCCGTGGCCAGCGAACTTCAACAGCAGCTTATCGCCTACGGTGAAGATACGGCTTTCACCATTCACGAAGTCCATACGAACCTTAACAGTGTCGCCGTCGATGATAACGTCTTTCTTCATGCGCTGCTTGCCGGGGAAGTCCACAACACGACCGTCATCCATCGTGACTGTGACATAGGTGGTGGGCTTGACTGTCTTCTTTACTGCTGCTTCTTCTACTGCGTGCATTTGAGGCTCCTTGATAGTGTTGCAATAACTGAGTGATTAGCTCAATGACCAGCTTCCGCATTGTGCGAGGGTGCTGGGATAACCCTTTTGTAACTTTGCGCGATTCGTTGCGGCATGTATGGATATTAGGCGAATCCGGCCAGTGGTGCAAGTGTTATTTACAATTATTTTATCAGGAATGTGGGGAGGGTATGGTCTGGGAGTTATTCATGCGGGTTACTCCATTGTAATGCGCCCCAATAACCCCTAATCCACTGCGTCAATCCTCCACTTTCCCCTTCCTGCTACGAATCTCAGCCAATTTCGCGCGCAAAGCCTCCTGAGCAGGCACGACAGCAGCTTCAGTAACCTCCCCACTCCCTGCCCCCAGCACACCACGCAGCACCTGGACTTCCACACTAAGACCCTGCATCACCTCCGTCACCCCAATTGTGCAAGACAGGTGATCATCTGCCAGCGTGAGGGTTACCGAGGCTGCTGCCAGCGCCAGAGTGTTGTTGATGTTGGTAGCCCGCACCAGCCGTAGGTACGCATAGAAGCGACTGCGAAAGCGGCGGGTGTGCTTTGCATCCGGGAATCGCAACAGCAACGGCTCGCGACTGGTGTATGCACGAAGAACAAGCTGCTCGAACTCCGCCGGGAATTTGGAAAGCTCAGTAGGGTAGGTCATCTTTAATTCCTTTCTGCCGCCAGTGCTGACGGCGTGAATAACTGTATTGACAGAATGCAATTACTGTAGTAAAATAGGTTCACCGCCGTACCCCACCACCTCCCCTTCATAGTGAATGGCACGCGAGGCACAGGGTGTCGAATTGCAGCGCACGGCTTTCTCCAACAATTTTCAGTTCCAATCACCTGCGACATGCGCGGCACTTTTCAAAACCAGTGACCTGCGACATGCGCGGCATTTTTTAATTACAAAAACCTGCAGCTTGCGCCCGGCTTTTTAATTACAAAAACCTGCGGCTTGCTCTGCCAATGTCAAAACCAGTGACCTGCCACTTGCGATCAGAATGTCAAAAACAAAAACCTGTGACGTGCAATGGGGCATGCCCGCGCATGGGAAGGGGCGGGCGAGCATGTTTGACTGTGTTTGGATGAGTTTACCACGGTGTCCGGCGGTTCGATAGTGTGCGATTGTGAGGGGATAGGGAGGATGAGGGCATGGGTATGAGGCTAATTCGTGGCATAGCGGGGCATAGCGGGGAGATTGTAGGCGGGTGAATAGGTTAGTATCGCCGTGGAGTTTGAACGCGTTGTGTGGCCTCGTAGCGCGCTCTAATTCGTGTGTATTACAATGGTGTAATGCGCCCCAATAACGGCAATCGGCCTTGGGACAGAGTGTGGAAGCTATGGGGCGAAAAAAAGCCCGCCAATGGCGGGCTGTGAGGGAGGGGAGGGGAGGAGCGGGCGGGGTTAGTTGTCGCCCAGAAAGTCCTCAAATTCGTCTGACACTTCCACGGATGCCAGCTTCTCACGTTGAAGCCGGGCAATCTCCGTAGCAACACGTTCCCGCGCGCGGATTGCCGCTTTTTGCTCGGTAGACAGGCTGAGCAAGAATTCCCGTGTTTCCTCGTAGGATTTACCGCTGACTTTCATGAGGGCCTGCAGCAGCAGGCCATTATTAACGCCACCGCCGGTTCCGCCCTCTCTAATTTTGTTCCATGTGGGGTTGTCTCCCGTCAATCTCTCCACAATTTCCATTACAGCGGCTTTCTTTTCTGCCAAACCGGCAGACCGGCCGGTCATAGGATCACGGCCAATTGCCGCCGCGTCTACCAATTTTGCATTGAGGCCGTGCATCAGAGCCGTCAGCCGGATATCATCGGGCAGAAGAGCCGTGTTAATTGACGCGGTTGAGCCATCGGCAAAGGTGACAATGAGTGTTTGGCCGTTAGCATCGGTGGTCACAGCCGGTGTCCGTTTAGTAGTATTTTGCATTTTTGAGCCTCTTTAGTCGATATGGGAACATTCCCACAATGCGCCCAATTTAGGTTAGGCGCATTATGTGACTGTTACCGGGCCTTTGCCATATGCAGCGCCCGGAGGGCAAGGGAGATATCCAGCCCGGCCTTGTCCATATGACGCGCGATGCAATAAACACCACATTGACGCATGGCACGGGCATACACTCCCAGCGGGTACAGGGTGTTAGTAGATAGTTTTTTCATTTTGAGCCTCTCGTAGTTGGGTTGATCGGTTAGCACAATCACTGAACCGATGAGCCGATTATAGACATTCGGCCGCCGTTGTCAATAGCTATCTACAAAAAAAAATAAATTATTTTGCATGAGTAGTTTGCTCATCCATCAAAATCGCCTCGCCCATGCCATACCTACTAATACCGCGCACCCGCGCGTGTAGCAATTATCGTGCCGGCCGCGAAGGTCTTCCGGCGAGTCGATGAGTGAGTGGCGAGCGAGGCGGGCAGCATGGTGGCTAATGGGGAGAGACGTTTTCCGGTTGTGTGTGTGTGCATCCCCCGGCGGTGCAATGCACCCCGCGCCACTCCCTTGCGTGCATACCTACACACGCGGATACCACGGCCATGACAGAGGCGACAATAGTGCAGGGGCGTGCAGACAGGAGACAGTGGCGAGTGGAGGGACTGGGCGCAGACTCGGGAGCCGGGAGCAGGCCACGCGGTGGCGCGGCGCGGGAGGGCGGGCAGGTCGAGTCGAGCCGGGAAAGAGAGGGGAGGGGAGGGAAAAGGGGAATCCGCCAAAAAGAGTGTAATGCACCGTCAGATTTTTTATAAAATTTTCTCACTGAGGCTTTCCAGTTGCCACTTTTCGCTCTCTACTGCTTGTTACGAGGAACTGTAAAGGGGGTGAGGGGGGTTATTGGGGCGTATTACAATACTGTAATGCGCGCGAATAATTTTTTTTTGAAAATTGCCTTACCCGAGCAAATAACTGAACACTCTCTCTAGTCCCTACCCTACTCTCCTCCACTGCCCTATTGCCCTACCCCGGCTCTTTTGCATACACTCAGCCCCATAGTCATAGGGAGTGAATAGTTATGAGCACAGTCCACAACACGGCAACGCCCGCAGCCGCAACAACCTCGGCAATCAAGCACCTCAACTACACGCATGAAGCGATGGCAGACCTCATCATCTCCGAGCCTACAGTAACGGCGCGTGAGCTTGGGGAAATCTTCAACTACTCCCCCGGCTGGGTATCCCGCGTGATTGCAAGTGATGCGTTTCAGGCCAGACTTGCACAGCGCAAGGCACAGCTCACTGACCCCATCGTGGCGGCTTCCCTGGATGAACGCTTGCGCAGTGTGGCAATCCACTCCATGACTATCATTGAGGAGAAGCTGAGCACGGATGAATCCCCTGCTTTCGCAATTGACGCCCTTGGGCTTGCTTCAGCTGCTATGGCCAGTTATGGTCGGGGGCGCGCGTGAGCACAAGTCTTGAGTTGGAGAAACTGTTCAGTGGTGGCGAGGTTGACAAAGCGCAGCCCCTGACTCACCCACCCGCTCCTGTCCCTCTATCCTACACCATAGATAGTATAATTGACTATCTACTATTGCATCCAGATGCCTCTCCGCTGGATGTTGCGAAAGCATACAAGCGACCCCGCCAATGGTTCATGACGCTGCTTGCGAGTGACCGCTTCCAGGACGCACTCGACCCGATTCGGCATCAGCTACTTGACCCTGTAATCACTTCCACGATGGAAGAGCGGTTCCGGGCACTCGCCCTGCACTCACTTAATGTAATGCACTCCAAGCTCGACCATCCCGAAGTGACTGACTTCATGGTCGTGAAGGCCGCAGAGATTGGGGTAAAGGCTCTCGGGCTAGGCCTGCCGAAGAAAGAAGAAACTGTATTGACACCCGTGGGGAATGTTGATACAATCGCAGATAGATTGTTAGCGGCATTGGAGAGGCAGCGTAGGAATGCGCACCAGCCTGTGACTATTGAGCAAGCTCCGACAGTCGGTGACGACTGATGCAGCCAGTCCAGCTGACTTCCGACCTCATCGAGTCCTTCGCTGCCACGTACCTGAGCGCGGGTTACGATGACGCCAAGCCCACGCCGGACTTCCACAGAGAAGGCTGGGAGTTGTATAGCTCTGCGGAACTCCGTGCGGCAATTGCAGCCCCGCGCGGGCACGCGAAATCAACTTCTTTCACGCATGACTTCACACTTGCCACCGCGCTGTTTCGTGCAGAGGACTACATCATTGTCATTTCCACGAATGAAGAGCTTGCCATCGAGCACCTCGGGGATATTACAAGGGAACTGATTGAGAATGAAGAGCTGATTGAGGACTTTCAGGTAAAGGGATTTGTCACTAACAGCAAGACTGAAATTATCGTTGAAATGAAGGACGGGCATCAGTTTCGTATTCTTGCGCGTGGCTCCGGGCAAAAGATGCGCGGACGGAAGTGGCGCGGAAAACGGCCGGGGCTTATCGTGTGTGATGACTTGGAGGACGACGAGCAAGTCGAGAATAAAGAGCGCAGAGATAAATTCCGTCGCTGGTTCTTCCGAGCAGTTATTCCGGCACTACGACGTGGTGGGAAGATACGGATTCACGGAACGATTCTGCATGAGGACTCCCTTCTCGCACGCCTGATGATCGCACCAACATGGAAAACACTGTTTTACAAAGCACACGCGGCCTTCGATGACTTCAGCAATATCCTCTGGCCAGAGCAATACAATGAAAAGGCACTGCGGGCGATACGGCAGAGCTACATCGAGCAGTTTGATTCCAGTGGTTATAGTCAAGAGTACCTGAATGACCCGTTTGATAACTCTGAAGCCTATCTGCGTAAAGGGGACTTTCATGAAATGGAAGGTGAGGACTATGCGCAACCAATGCGGCTGGGTGTGGGCATTGACTTTGCCATTAGCAAGAAGGATAAAGCAAACCGCACATCAATGACTGTGGCTGGGCAAACAGCCGATAACGTGTTACAATTCATTGATCAGCATGTGGGGCGTTGGGATACACCTGAAATTATCGACAAGATGTTTGAGATACAGGAACTGCATGACCCAATGGCTTTCTTCGTTGAGGATGGCGTTATCTGGAAAGCGGTTGAGCCGATACTGAATAGGGATATGGCACAGCGTGGTGTGTTTCTTAACTGCATCCCACTGAGCGCAATGAAGGACAAGGCAACAAAGGGGCGCAGCTGGCAGAAGCGTATGAAAGCTGGCGCATGTAAATTTGACAAAAATAGTGACTGGTATGCAAACTTCGAGCATGAATGTCTTCGGTTTACGGGGTACAGTGAAAGTACTTTGGACGATCAGTTTGATAGTGCTGCTTTGTGTTCTCGCGGTTTTGATAGTCTTCCCTTACAGGAAGATGAAGACTTTATGGATGAGGATGAACTGTACGAGCGCGGGTACGGGGCAGATAGAGGCAGTAACAATGGCAGGTCAACCACTACAGGGTACTAAAAGGCAAGGATTATGACGACAAAGTATGAGATTCAAAAGCTGATGGAATCCCCTAACATTGCGGAGTTCCTGGATGCGCAGTATCTGAAAGACCTGGGGAGGGAAGTCGTTGCAAACACAGCCAGGGACAGGAGCAGTCGCGCCGATTGGGAAGCGCGCCATGCAGATGCAGTGAAGCTTGCACTGCAAGTCAAGGAGAGTAAGTCATTCCCTTGGACTAACTGTAGTAATGTGAAGTTCCCTTTGCTGACTATAGCGGTGCTGCAGTTCCTTGCGCGAATCTCCATTATGACCAAGGGGAAGCAACTCGCAAGTGTGCAAGTCCTGGGGAATGATTCTACTGGTGCGAAGGCACTGCAAGCAAAGCGGTTGAGCCAGCACATCTCCATGCAGCTGATTGAAGATGATAAGAATTGGTTGGATAGTGATGAGCAAGCGAAGTTCTCGGCGTGTCTGCTGGGGAGTGCCTTTAAGAAAACGTATCCTGATACTGTTGCGGGTGCCACAATTTCAGGTCACGTGCCTGCGATGGATTTGATCCTTGACTATAACTGTAAGGATATCGACAAGGCGCAACGGATTACCGAGATACTTCTTAAAACAGGTAACGAATTGCAGGAGAACTTCCGCAGAGGAATATTCCTGGAAATGGCGGAGGATGCAGCACCAACGTTGCCCTCCGAGAGCTACTTGTTACAGCAGGTACAGCAGGAAGCCACTGGCATACGCCCGACCGGCGGGGATACCAACGATACTTACGAGATACTAGAGCAGCATTGCTGGCTTGACCTTGACGGTGACGGATACAAAGAACCGTATATTGTGTCAGTGCGGCATGATACTGCACAGGTCTTACGGGTTGTTGCGAGATTTACCGGCGGGAGCATCAGCCGGCGCAATGATGCGCTGGTGCGGAAGTATGAGCAGGACGCTATCGCAACCGATGACATGGAGCTGCGTAGTTCGCTGGAACGAAGCGCGGAGAAGCTGCAAAATGCTAAAGATAATCACATCGTGCGGATTGCCCCAATGCTGTACTACACACGATACTTGTTCATCCCTAGCCCAGATGGTGGTGTGTACGGGTTAGGACTGGGTGCGTTACTTGGGCCGATGAACGAAGCTGTCGATACGCTGACGAATCAGTTGATTGATGCGGGGACGATGGCTACGACTGCCGGGGGATTCCTTGGGCGCGGCGTGAAGATTAAGGGAGGAAAGACTTCCTTTGACCCGTTTGAGTGGAAACCCATTGATTCCACCGGCACGGACTTGAAGAACAATATCTTCCCGCTCCCTGTCCGCGAGCCAAGTGGCGTGCTGTTCCAATTGCTGGGTATGCTAGTAACTTACAGCGAAAAGATTTCCGGGGCAACTGATATTATGACTGGGGTGAGTCCAGGGCAAAACACTCCAGCAGAAACCAGTCGCAATACTGTTGAACAGGGCATGATGCTGTTCAGTGGGATATACAACCGCATGTATCGGGGGTTTACTGAGGAACTACGGAAGATACTGGACATTAACGCGGTGTTCCTTCCTTACTACCCGCACTACGCGGAGTTGACCTCTGGCCCTGATGCCGTGCTGTTGCCTGATGACTACACCAAGCACAGTCTGAGAGTGGCGCCAGCAGCAAGTGCTGAGGTCGTGAGCGCGTCGCAACGCAAGCAGAAGGCCAGCATCGTGTTGCAATTGGCATCGAGTCAGCCTGGATTTAATAGATACAAAGCTGTGGTGGCGTTTCTGGAAGCACATGATGTGGCGGATATTGATATCCTGTACCCAGACCCGGAAGGGAAGCACGCTGTACCGCCGCCACCGAATCCTAAGATGGAGGAGTTGCAGATTAAAGCAGGTGAGTTGGAGCTGAAGAAATTGCAGCATCATGACAGTATGCAGTTGGATGTAGCGAATATGCAACTGGAGCTTGCGTTGAATGACGCAAAGATTAAGGAATTGGAGGCAAAAGCTGTCAAGGAATTGAGTGAAGCCCAAGGCGTTGAAAGTGGTCACGCGATTGCGATGCTGGAACTGCAAATAGCAGCGGCAAAGCAGAAGAGTGACGGACTTAACAAGGCAATGGGGATGCTCCATAAGTATTTAGAAAGTGGTAGTAAGGCAATGCAGGCAAAGCAGGAAGCCCAAGGGCAACAAGTCCCAACGGAGTCACAAACTGGGGGTGAAGAATCTACCCCTGCAACTAATCTACAGGAGTAATAGGCATGGCAAAAGTTATATCAGCACAAGAGAGAAAGGATTGGGCGGAAAGTCCGGTTACGAAAGAGTTGGTGAATACGCTGCGGAGCAGCAAACAAGAAGCTATGGAAGCCTGGGCGGGAGAAACCTTTATCGGAAAAACTAGCGAGGAAACTGTTGCAATGAACGCAGCGGCTCTCGGTGGTGTCCGGGTACTGGTGGCGCTGATTGGTGACCTTGAGGAAGCTATTGGGGTGAATGAGTTTGATGAAGGGGAATCAGCATGAAAAAAGTGGAAGATGTAGCAGCAGTAGCCAAGGGGCAACGTGGATGGCGCGCAGAAAAGGGTTACAATGAGTCCAATAAAAGCGGCTTTCGTGCTACCGGCCATCGAGTATTACTGGTCGGGCAACAAATAGAAGAACAAACTGAAAGTGGTATTATCATTCAGCGTAAAACGGCGGAAGCAGAGCGGAGCCTGTCAGTCACTGCGACTGTGGTTGAAATCGGCCATGATTGCTGGTTCGACAAGAGCACCGACTACGCGGAAGTCGGCGACACAGTGCTTGTGGGCCAGTATACTGGGAAGTTCCACACGAGCCATCTGGATGGACGGGAGTATCGCTTCGTAAATGATACGGATATTATTACGACTGTGGAAACTTTTTGATTATTAGGGCGTATTACGACAATGTAATGCGCACGAGAAACTAGAAAGGATTTATTATGACTGGACAAGCACAACAAACACAGCGAACTGCCGCTGATATAGAAGCAGAATTGACGGAAATTGATGCAGCCATTGCGGAAGTTGGGGCAGGGGAGGATACTGACGATGTGGGAGCCTCTCCTGAAGGCGACAATGCCGCTGCTGAGGTACAAGCAACGCGTCAAGGTTGGGTGGACAAGGAACACTACAAGGGCGACCCGAAGAAATGGGTTGATGCAAAAACCTTCCTCGAACGCGGTGAGCGTTTCACGAAGAACCTTGAGAATGAAGTTGCAACCCTCCGAAGGAAAATAGAAGAATTCGAAGGCACAAAGGCGGCTTTCAAAAAGTTCCATGAAGAAACAATCGCCCGGAAGGATGAAGAGCTGAAAAATGCTATCGCTGCCTTGCGAGTGCAACGCTCAGAAGCTCAGAGTGAGGGTGAGCATGAGACTGTTGTGGCACTGGAAGACCGTATCGACCTGCTCAAGATGCAGCAAAAGGAACTCAAGGCGCCCATTGAGCAGGTGGCCCCGGCAGTACTGACCAGTGAGCAAGCTGCCGACATGGCTAAGACCGACCCAGTGCTGGCGGAGTGGGTTGAAGACGGTAATGCTTGGTTCAGTGAGGATGCCAAATTGCGCCAGTATGCACTCAACCTGGGGGAAAACCTTATCAAATCCGGCGAGACAGTTCGTGGGCGGCCATTCCTGGACAAGGTTAGCGAGTTGATGCGCAGAGACTTCCCCCGGTACTTCAGGACAGCCTCAGGAGCCAGCAACCTCGCCAATGCGACCTCAGCGAGTTCTACTGGCAGTGGCGCTCAGGCCGGCGGGGGGAAGACTGGCGTGGGGGCGGCGGGCAAAACCGAGCGCGACCTTCCTAAAGAAGACCTGGAACTTATGCGCCAGTTTGTCAAGGAAGGCTGGATGACCAAAGAGAAGTTCCTCGCCAATTACTTCTCGCGTTAAGAATAAACTTTCACATTTACAACATAAAGGAAACATCTATCATGGCTACTAATGGCACACGCGACGAAGTTACAATTGCAAGAGATACTGAGCGGAAAGAAGCTCCACGTGCGAGACCTGCAGATTTTGGCGGCCCTCGTCTGAAGTTATCTGTACCGTACCAGATACCCGGTATGCATCTCTTCTTTGAAAACGACGACGATAATGGAGCAATTGAGCAATTACTGAGTGAAGGTTTCTCCTTTGTTACAAGGGATGAAGTTGGTTTAGGTCGTGGGGCTTCTGTAGGAGTTGTAGCCGACGACGATGTTACTGAGCTAGTTTCCCGCTTTGTAGGAAAGAAAGCTGATGGCACTGCGATGCGTGCGTACCTGTTGAAATGCCCCGAAGACCTCTGGGCGGAACGAACCAGCTACCGCGATCAGGATGCTGATGCCCGTGAAGAATCCATCATTGCAGAGCAACGTGAACCCTCAAGTGGACGCTACCTGCCGCAAGGCGTAAAGTCCTCCCTTAATAGTAAGTACCGTAAGGAGTATTAACAAATGGCAAACTTAGTCGCCCCTCGTGGCTTTGTCCCATCCCGTATGCTGGGTGGTTCAGCCTGGAACGGCGCATTGAACGTGTATGTAGTTCAAGCCGCTGAGCCAAACCAAATCAACCCTGGTGATGCTGTGAAGTCAGCCGCTAACGCTGATGCAAATGGTATCCCGGCTGTCACCAAGATTACTAACGGCACAGATGCTGCCCGTGGTGTCGTTGTTGGTGTGCTGGCTGCAACCCCTGGCAACCCTTCACTGGTTGGCACTACTCTAGACCTAACCATCCAGAATATCCCCGCTACCAAGTCTAGAGACTATTACGTCCTGGTATGCGATGACCCTAATGTCTTGTTTGAGTTGCAAGATGATGGTCTGATAGCCCTTACAGCTACTAGCGCGAATAAAAACGCCTCTTACACTGTGACAAACCCCACTGCGCCCCAGCAGAACTCTGCTACTGTCTTGAACACCAGCTCTGTTGCTACCACGAACACGCTGAGCCTGAAACTGGTCGGCTTGGTACAGCGAACTGACAATGCCTTTGGTGTGAGTGCGAAGTGGCTGGTTAAGTTCAATCAACACGAACTGATGGGCAACACGGCTGGCGTTTAACACTTAAACCCATCGGCATTTTGCTGGTGGGTTTTACTCTACATTTACAGTTACAAGCACAAGGAGCAACAACATGGCTGGTATTCAAGGTACAAATGCCTTCCCCAAAGCACTATGGGAAGGCGTAAAAGTTTGGTGGGAAGATGCAGCTGCGGCTACCCCGCAGTACGCCCCATTGATGTTTAAGAAAGAGTCTTCGACTAAGAACTACGAAGAATACGTACAGAGCGTTGGCCTCGGCCTCGCAATTGTGAAACCTGAAGGCAGTCCGATTAGCTTCGACGCTGCACAGCAAGGTTTCGTAACTCGCGGTACGAACGTAGCATATGGTCTGGGCATTATCACAACCTACGAAGAGTTGAAGGACAACCTGTACGTCAAGTTGACCAAGAATCGCGTCGAGAAGCTGCGCCGCGCTTTCGGTGAGACCAAGAACATTATCGCTACTAACATCTTCAACCGCGCCTTCAACAGCAGCTATGTCGGTGGTGATGGTGTCAGTCTGTTGAACACGGCTCACCCTAACTTCACCGCCGGTACTTGGCAGAACAAGTTGGCCGTGGACGCTTCATTCTCGCAAGCCGCGCTGGAAGATATGTTGATTCTGATGATGCAAGCGAAAAACGACCGGGGTTACATTGAACCGCTGTCCGGTGACAAGCTCGTTGTTCATCCAAATAACTACTTTAACGCGGAGCGCGTGCTGAAGACGCCAAAGTCTGTTGGCACCAACAACAACGATATCAATCCTACGCAGGGCTTGTTGCCTGGTGGTATTGTCTCCAACCCGTACTTGACTGCAACTGGCCCTTGGTTTATTACCACTAACTGTCAGGACGGACTAATCTGGCAAGAGCGGGAAGCATTGAATGCATGGGAAGATAATGATTCGGATACCCGCAACTTCAAGGTTGGCGCTTATGAGCGTTATGCCTTCCTGTGGGCTAACCCCCGTGGCTTGTATGGTAGCAACGCTGCGTAAGTAGCTGTATGATTATTAGGGCGGGTTACACTATTGTAATACGCCCTAATAACTCCATCACCCCTTAAAAGGATTCAAATTATGGCTTCTCTTACTACCCGGATTCCCAATGGCGTGACCAATGCAGCTCCCGGTCAAACAATGGCCGATGCTGGTATACTAGACCCGACTTGGTACTATGAAGACAATGATGACTTCATGTGTTACTCTGCTGGTTTTTACACGGCAACTGTTGTCGGTACAGGTACGGTGGCACAACTGCCGTTTGATGGCGGTGCGGTAGCCTTATCCACTTCTGCTGGCGGCACGGATGCTGTATATGTCCAGCGTGTCGTCGCTTCCCACAAGCTAACTGCAGGTAAAGATACTTTCTTCAAGTTCCGTGGGGTTTTGTCCGATGCGATTGCCGATGTGTTTTACTGCGGCCTCATTGCTGCCAGTGCTGCCCCTCTGACAGCTCCTGATGGTGTGTACTTGTTGAAAAATACGGGCCAAGCTGCCCTGTCGCTGGTGTCTAAGATTGGTGGTGTAACTACTACTGTTGCGCTCCCAGCTTCTAACTTGCTAGTGGCTGGCACCGCCTTTGAACTCGGCATACAAGTCAAGGCCAATGGCGACATTATGGCTTTCTTCAACCCTTCAACTGGACAAAGCACTACGTCACGTGGACCAGTAGCCCGGTTGTCCCAGCCTGCCCTCACGCAAGCACTTCTCGCCCCTTCATTCGGTTTGTTGAACTCTGCGGCGGCTGTCAAAACACTGACAGTTGACTACTTTGTTGCAGCTTCCCAGCGTTAAGTAAGGGATAGCTGACATGGCTAATGAATTTAACATTCAGGTCATTCAGGATGGCCCCAGAAACCTTGTACTCAAGGCGACTGGGGTTCTTGATACGTCTGACTTAGCGCAGCAAGTTCTTATTGACCCGGCATTAACGCAAGGCATTGACAACACAGGTAAGCTTAAAGCTAACTCACTTAGAATTCAGCGTATTGTCTATGCTGTCGAGGATGGCTTAGCGGTAAACCTCTGGTGGGATGCTACAACCCCTGTGCGTATTGATGATCTAGTCAAGGCGGGGCATATGGAATACCGTGAGTTTAGCGGGCTGACCAATAACGGTGGCGTCGGTAAAACGGGTAAAATACTAATTGCAACGCAAGGATGGGCAGCTGGCCAAATCCTGTCCTTTTCAGTTGTAATGCACCTTCTCAAAGCGCAGTAATCACCTAAAAGGGGATGGTATGGCGGCAGTTAAAGCGAAAGCGAAAGCGGCAGTAGCAAAAGCGGCTTCAAAGCCTAAGCCACTCCCCCCAACAGGGATGCGTGAGATGGCGAAGTTGATGAATGCAAAGGTCAAGGCTAAATGAGCACGAGTGGGACGTACACCTTCCAAATGAGCAGGGACGATTTAATCGCTGCTTCTTTACGGCTGTGCGGGGTATTTGCAACAGGGGAAACAGCCCCAGCAGAGGATATAGCTAACTGTGCACAGGCGCTTAACATCATAGTGAAGTCTATGGTGCTGTCGGGGTTGCCTCTGTGGTGTGTGCAGGATATCGCAGTGCCTATGGTTGCTGGTCAGGCCCAATACAACCTGAGCACGATTGTTGGTTCCCCACTCCCGCTTCGGATTCTCGATGGCTACTTAGTGGATAATACGACAGGCAGCAGTGTCACAATTGCTATGACCTCCCGGTATGACTGGGATGCTCTAGGCCTTAAGGCTACACAAGGGATTCCTAACCAAGCCTTTTATGACCCGCAGCTTAACGCAGGGACAATCACAATGTTCCCTGTTCCGGTTGACTCCACTCACACTTACCACGTTGTAATACAGCGGCAGATACAGGACTTCAACCTCAGCACGGATAACCCAGACTTTCCGCAAGAAGCCTTTCATATGCTGAAGTGGGCGCTCGCGGATGAAATCGCGCTGGAATATCAAACACCAGTTGCAACTAGACAGGAGATTAGCATGAAAGCTGTGAAGTTCAAAGAGGGGTTCTTCACTTCCCCTCTGGCACAAGAGCAAGCATCGGTACAATTTACACCTTCGGAGCGTTCACGATGATACACAATGTAGAAGTGCAGCATTACCTAGAGGGCGGGATGTATGCAAAGGAAGCCTGCATACCGAAAGGGTACATCTTGGTGCAGCATAGACATAAGTTTGGTCACTTATCAGTGCTTGCGCAAGGGGAAGTCCTGCTGGATATTGAGGGTGTGCAAGTGAAACGCACTGCCCCTTGCTGCTTGCATATCGAGGCAGGAAAACATCATGGGATACTGGCTCTGACTGATGTAGTCTGGTACTGCATACATGCAACAGATGTGACAGAAGTGCAAGATGTTGACGATACGCTGATTGAATTCCGCGCTACGGAAGATGCCATGCAGGACACACTTGAACGACTGAAGGTTGCCGCAAATGGATAATATGCTTCTCTTGGCCCGTGGGTTGAATGTTGTGCCTTTGTTGTTGGAGCTTAAAAACAATCCCCAACTCTGGAATGAGCACACCTACCGCACCAGTAATCCAACTAGCCCCCATCGGGAAGTTAATGATATCTGGGTGCGGTACAATCGCAAGGAAGTGCTGGATACCACTCCAGAACTCTTTAATGCTGAACACGATTCGGTGTGGTATCCGGCGATCGAACGGCTTCCCAGTTTGCGGAAAATGGCTCTGGACTTGATGCACTATGTGAAAGGGGAAAGGCTTGGCGGCATACTGATTACCCGTGTGCGACCCGGCAAACAAGTCTACCCCCACACTGATTATGGCTCTTGGCATTCAGCTTACTATGACAAGTACGCGATACAATTGGAAAGCGCACCTGGGCAATCTTTTAACTTCAAAAATGGCGGCCTAGCTGCAGCACCTGGAGATGTATACTGGTTTAATAATCAGGAAGAGCATTGGGTGAAGAACGACAGTGACGTTGACAGGATAACCGCGATAATCTGTATTCGCACTGATAAAGGAGTAGCATAATGCCTTGGGGAGTTGTAGCATCAGCAGTTGTGGGGTCAGTAGTCAGTAGCGCACTGGCACCCGACCCTAGCGGCCCAACGGGAGCGCAAGGAGCAGCCGCAGCATCTGACCCTTATGCTTCCCAGCGTGGGCAGTACCAAACACAACTTAACAACATGATGCGACCTGGCCAGACAATGACTGTCCAAGACCCTTCATATGCTTTCCGCTATAACCAAGGGCTGATTGGGCAGGAACGTACGCTCGCGGCTGGGGGTATGGCAGGAAGCGGGAATGCACTAGCTGCCGGTATAATGTATGGTCAAAATCAGGCATCAAACGAGTACGCGAATCAGTTTGCCCGATTGTCACAACTCGCTGGCGCTAACATTGGGAATCCTGGAGTAGCGGGGCAGATACTTAACAACGCTGGGCAACAACAGCAAGCTGGTGCAACTGCAATTGGGAACGCAGTGGGGTCAGGGATCAAAAACCTCTTCGGGTCTGGCGGCGGCAGCGGCGGCAGCGGCGGTGGGTCTGGTGGTGGCGGCTGGTATGACTATGGCAGCGGCAGCGGATATGACTACGGCGGGTATAGTGGGTATAGTGACCCTTCTTATGGCGGCGGTTATGCCGATTCATTTCAGGCTTAAATCATGGCACTAAGCGGATTCCTTAAAGGTCTTGGCCAGCAAGCTGGCTACATCATAGACTACAAGCAGCAATATGATGCCAATCAGCAGCAACTGGAGATGGGAAAACAGCAACTCCAGATGAATGCACTCACTATGCAACTGCAACAGCAGCAACTTGCCACAAAGGTTGAAATCGGTCAAGATTTGTCTGCGCAGTTTAGGGCGGATGGGTCTGCTGCTGGTGATTTGGATAAAACAACTACAATTTATCAGAAAGAGTTCACCAAACTTGCAAGTGAAGGAAAGTTGGAAGATGCTACTCGCATGATGCAACTGGCAAATCAGACTGAAGCGGCCTCACGACAGAAGAAAGCGGATGTGCTGGAGCAGCATCAGCAACTGCAAGAATTAACCGCAGCCGCAGCATTAGCCTATGCCGATAACCCTACCCCAGAAGGTGCGCAGGAACTTGAAAAGGCTTACTTGGCCGGTGGCGGTAATGCTGCCCTGATTCCGAAGCCGGGGACTCCCGGGTACTCTGCTTGGGCAAAGGGGCAAGCAACTTCTTCGATGGATGCGGCCAAAAAGGCAGAGTTCCTGCAGAAGGAAATAGACTTGAAAGCCGCGCGGGATGAGAAAGCTGCGGAGGCTAAAGACCGACTTGAGGAAAAGAAGGCACGGGATGCTGAAACGGAGGCGTATCGGCAGATGGGGTTACAACTGCGGAAGAGTGAACTAGAGGCAAGGAGAGAAGCCCATGCCGATAGTCAATCACGGATTCAAGCTGACAAAGAGTTCACACATGCACAAGTTTTGAATACGAAGTTGCAGCAAGTAGCGAAACCGGCGCTGGAAGACCGGGAGCGTATCAGCGATGTGCAAGGGCTATTGGCACTGGACAGTGCTGAGGGCGACCAACAAGCCCGTCAAGCCCTTGTAGCCACCTTCGGGCAGTTCAAGGGCCGTGCAACTAATAAATACTACGCTGATAACAACACCTTTGGTAATGTGGCGAACCGTGTGACTGGATTCCTGTCCAAGCATGTCGTAGGGAAGTACTCTGACAAAGACCGTGCAGACTTGCAACACATGCTGAGCGAGATGCAAGATAAAGTTATCGACCCGCAACTGCAGAAGATGGAAGATTACCAAAAGCAACAAGCAAAGAACTTTGGTATTGACCCTGAACTTGTGGGGATACAAGGTGACTTTAATCGGGTGAAGCCGCAGGCAGAAGTTCCGGCGGGCGCAAAACCAACTGCTGTTCCTGGCGTACACGCCCTTCCTAATGGGGTCATGCTGCTGAACGGGAAACACTACAAGAAAGTGGGGACAACATGGCAGGAACTGTAACAGACCCGAATGTGCTGGCGCAGCTAAATGCGGCAGAAGGTAGTGCGCCTGCAACTGCGGTAACAACTGGCAAGACTGTTACCGACCCCTCTGTGCTGGCACAGCTTAACGCTGCCTCCTACGCGCACCCAGATACCATACGTCACGCACCTGAGAGCAACACACTGTACAACATTGACAAGGCCAAGGAAGGCGTAGCAAGTGCCCTGGGCGTGTTCGGCGGGGCCGCTGTGAGTACGGTGAATCAAGGCCTTAGGGCGCTAGGCGTCCCTGTTAGTGATGACCCTGTGGGCGGTATCGGCATGGTTACTCGGGGCTGGGAGCAGCTTCTTGGCGTAAAGCATACAAAAGCTCCGACTGACATCTATGGACATATCAGCAAGGCCACGGAGTACGAAGGGGAAATTGCTGGGTTTCTCGGCGCCGCGATGCTCCCTGGGCTTGGCGAGGTTGGTGCGGCTGAGAAGGGCACCAGGATGCTGGTAGCAGGGAAACACGCTCTGAGCGCTGTTGGCTCAGCCACAACTGCGGTGGAAGGCAAGGAATGGGGCAGGAATAATGCCGCTTCCTTCGGCCTGACGCCCGAGCAAGGTGAGCAAGTGGGCGGGGTTGTGGGAAGCATTGCCGGGCCTTCCTTGCTGGTCGCAGGACAGAAACTTGCCAAGGTTGGGGCTGAAAGAGTCATGGCAGAGGCGGATAAACGTGGGGTTGGCTTGTCGGCTGGGGCACAACGTGCGCAGGCCAATAAGATTCTGGCGAAGGAAATCAAACACGCACTTGACCATGCACCTGACAGCGCACAGAATGTGGCGAGATCGCTGCAGTTGACGAAAAAAATCGAACGCTTTCATCCGACACAACCGCAAGCAACTGGAGCCCCCGGCTTGGTCGCCATTGCACAAGAAGTCGCAAACAAGTCACCAGAGGCTGTGGCTAAGACCAATGCCGTGCAAGCGAAAAACCTCGCCGCTGTTGAAGCCTTCAAAGAAAAGACCTTTGGCGCTAAGCCGGGGACAGTGCCAGCTGAAGGGAAACTCCCACCGGAGAATTTGACAGACCCTGCAAAGTTGCAACTGCAGTTGAAGCGGGAAGATGTGGATTTACTGCAACGGAAAAATGAGGCGGAGATTCAAGCCTTGTCCGATAAGTTCCGTAGGACAGTGGATAACGAAGCCATCGGAGTTGCACTACGGGAGAAGTACTGGGAAGCTCGTGGCGTTGCGCAAGCAGCGAATACGAAGCAACTGGCTGGCGTGTATAATACTGCAAAGAAACTCGGAATTGTCTCTGACATGACCGATACGCGGGAAGCAGTGCGGAAGATGGTCGCAGCAGATACAGCTACGTTCCAGAACATGCCTCCTGTGTTTGCGAAAGTGTTAAAAGAGTACCCACAAGCGACAGCGGATACGTTTGTGCGGGAAGCTGTATCGAAACCGGGCGCACTGAAGCCGATGTACACGACTAAGGTCGTGAAAGGACAAGCCGGGCGGGATGAGGCAAGCTTTGAAGAACTCCATAGCTTGTACAAGCAGGCGAATCGGGAATGGGCTGACGCGACAATAGCTGGGGACAGCAGCAAAGCGCATTACCTGAATGAATTGCGTATGCATTTGAAGAGCAAAGTCGACGTATACAATGGGGCGGAGTATGGTGAACTGGGGCAGAAATTCTCTAAGTTCAATCAGAATTATGCCCGGTACTCCCAGACATTCAAGGAAGGTGCAGGTGGGGAAATTGCAAAGCGTGGAAGGAATGGGATAACGCGGGATGCTGAGGATATTGTAACGAAGACTATTCTGCGCGCTGGGGATAAAAAGAAAGGTGTGCAAGACTTTTTCGCTATCTACGGGAATGATGCGCGTGCTGCGGAGTTGCTGCATGACGGGTTACTGGATAGTTACTCGAAAGCGGCGATGAAAACCGGGGAGTTTAACCCAGTGGCGGCGCGGAATTGGCTCGCCCAGCATCATCAAGCGATGAGTGAGCTGCCAGAGACTGCAAAGTATTTCCAGGATGCGCAAAAGATGGGGGATGCGATGCTGAATCGGCGGGTGGAGCTGATTGCGCAGAGGCAGGCTATCGACAACAGTATACTGGCAAAGGTGGCAGGGAATGAGCAACCGGAGAAGTTGATCGCAAGTGCTGTGAATGACCCGAAGGTGATGCGTGCGCTGATGGAAGGTGCGCATACCCACGAGAGCAAGCAGGCAATTGCACGGAGCATCGCCGACTATGTGGGGAAAAAGGGAGATAGCCTTGAGTACCTGAAGGCGCATGAGGCATCGCTGAAACCTGTGATGGAGCAGCTTGGGAAAGGGCACTGGCAGAATTTAGTGGATATTGCTGAGGCCGGGGCAATCCTGAAGCGGGTGGAGCCGCCGACTGCAGTGGAGTTGGCGAAGATTAAAGACCCGCTGGAGCAGGCAACTGGTACGACAGTGAAGACAGCGATTTCCCGCGCGAGGAACCTGGATACGCCGCTGGGCGTGAGTAAGGTGTATTTGATGACAGAGGCTGCGGTGAAGTACGTGTTTAAGATTAAGACAGAGGAGCTTGCGCGGTTGCGACTGGCCGCGTATTGGGACTCGGATGTTGCTGCTGCAATTGCGCCGCTCGCGAAGAGCGGGAAAGTGATGACCAAGGGGGATATGGAGCACCTGCAGAGAATCGCGTGGCTGTACGGGGCGCGCGTGGAAGTGGAGAGGAAGCAGACGCAGGAGCATGCGGAGGGGATGCGGGCAGAAGAAGAGAGGATGAAGGAGAATTATTAAGGGAGGGACAGGTTATTAGGGCGGATTACAACGGTGTAATACGGGGGAATAACTCAAAGTGAGTGCGCAGTAAAGTGTTTTCCGCCCTCCGTGCATATGCAGTAGGCCCTTACCGCTATGCCTCCTCTACCCCTAGCCCTGCGCTCTTGACGGCGCATTCGTAAACCATTACACTGAAGGTGTTGACCCTCCGCCCAATAACCCACCGCACCACTACTGTCTATTGTAGCTGCCAGCCCAGCTGTTGCGTAACTGGGGCGGGCCTGGCGTGTTATTGGGGCGGGTTACAATGTTGTAATACACCCCAATAACCTCAACACAGGCGCACGTGACCACTTCTTCTTGCCGCAGTCGAGATTGTTCCGCCCTCCCTCCGGTCGCTCCGGCTGTACTCTTGCCTCTCCTTCCCCCTTGCCCCTATACTCCCCACATCAGCAGCACTTTCCCCGGCGCACCTTATGAACATCCTCATCATCGACGCAATGGCTGCAGGACTCGACTTCGCTCTCCGCTGCGAAGCCCAGGGGCACACGGTCAAACTCTGGTATCCCAAGGACACCCGCACAGGCGGGGATATTCCTGTCGGGCGGGGTCTGGTCGACATCGTAGCGAACTGGCAGAGCTGGATGAAGTGGGCAGATTTGATCTTCCTGACTGACAACGCTCGCTTCACGCGGGAACTTGAGCACTACAGGGAGCAGGGCTACCCTATCTTCGGGCCGAATGTGGAAGGAACAGCCTGGGAACTCGAACGAGGGACTGGGCAGGCGGTGCTGGAGGCTCACGGGATTGCCTGCATGGAGAGCACTATCTTCAGCAACTACGACGAAGCAATCGCATACCTCAACGCGAACCCTGGCCGCTATGTATCCAAGCCTACCGGGGATGCCGACAAAGCCCTGAGCTATGTTGCAAAAAGCCCCGAGGACATGCTGTTCATGCTGGAGCGCTGGAAGCGCACAATGAAGAAGAAAGTCCCCTTCCTGTTCCAGAAATTCACCCCAGGCATCGAAATGGCAGTCGGTGGGTGGGTTGGCCGCGACGGATTCCTGCCGCACTTCCTTGAAAACTTCGAGTTCAAGAAGCTCATGCCAGGGGAGATCGGTGTCAACACTGGAGAAATGGGCACGGCAATGAAGTACTGCAGCGCGGAGGAATCCCTGTTGGCGCGGGAAATGCTGCTGCCGCTCGAAGCCGCCCTCATTCGCAGTGGCTACACAGGCTACATTGACGTTGCAGTTATCATTGATAAAGCTGGAAGGCCCTGGCCGCTCGAATTCACCACACGCCCAGGCTGGCCGTTGTTCCAGATTCAGCAAGTCCTGCACGGGGATGTTGCGGGGTGGATGCTGGAAGCAGTACGCGGAGGGGCCTGCAGCTTTGCACCAAAGCCGGGCATCGCAGTTGGTGTCGTAGTCGCAATACCGGACTTCCCCTACGGCAAGTTGACGCGGGATGAAGTCAGCGGCTACCCGATCTTCGGAATCACTGACAGCAACCGCTACTACCTGCATCCGAGTGAACTCAAGGGCGGGATTGTCAACGGCAAGCCTATGCTGGTGTCTGCTGGGAACTACCTCTTGACGGTGAGCGGGGTGGCAGGGACAGTGCAAGGCGCTATTGACGGTGCTTACAAACGCGTGAAGGAACTCATTATCCCTAACAGCCCCATTTACCGTAATGATATCGGAAAGAGGCTGGAGGCGCAGTTGCCGGAATTGCAGGCGCTGGGGTATGCGGAAAGCTGGGAATGGTAGATGTTTGGTATTTGGGCTATTCTATGCCGTTTCCGCGTGTTATGCGGGCGTGTACGGCGTTAAAATTGAGCGGGGATAGGTTAGTATTGGGTAGCGGAGCAAAACGTCTCAAAACGGCTCAAATAACTAGGGCGTATTACAACACTGTAATACACGCGAGAAACTAACTATGGCTTCCAACAATTACTGGGCATCAGGGCAATGGAACTTCATCTGCGAGCTGTGCGGGGCTAAGAGGAAGTCTCAGGACGGGGTCAAAACCTGGGATGGGCATTACGTCTGCCGTTCCCATAAGGAAGTGCGGAATCCCCAGGACTTTGTGAGGGGTGTGCGGGAGAACCTGACAGTACCCTGGACTAGGCCGCCTACAGATGACCAGTTTGTGTCAATTGAGTACGACAGGAGCCTTGCTGACGCGACTGACATTACTGAAGGGCTTTCGTTTAACCTGTCGCGGATTATTGGTGTTGCCACTGCCAGCCCTGATGGACTTAATGGCAGTGTGCTGAATGGTAGTGTGATGAATGCTACCAGTGCTGCGGTGGTGAATTATGAACAGGCATTGTTGTCGGAGTCTGCGGTGCTGGGGGATAAAGAAGCATTTACTGACAGCACCACTTCATCGGAAACCTTTACCCTTACCATTACCACTTCGACTAGCCTGAATGGTAGCGCATTAAACACATTGGCATTAGGATAAGCTATTTGCCACAGCTAACACTTATAAGGATTCGCTATGATGCAGGATATGGTAGAAGTTGCAGGTAAGCTCAGTATTGTACTGACAACTGTGGATGGCGTGGTAAAAGACAGCAGGGAGTTGGATAACCTGATAGTCCAAGCGGGGAAGAATTACCTGGCTGGTGGGGTTATTGGCTCTTTGACGCAGCCTTTTATTCAAATGGCACTTGGAACTGGCACAACATCTCCAACAACTGGTGATACAGCTTTGCAGGCTCAGCTTGTTCGACAGGCCTTTACCACATCGAGTGTGTCAGCTAACGTGGCAACAATAAGTACGACTTTCGGCGCTGGCGTAGGCACAGGGGCATTGACCGAAGCAGGGATTTTCAATGCAACAGTAGCTGGCGTGATGTTGTCACGAGTTGTGTTTTCAGTGGTTAATAAAGCCTCTACTGATGTGCTTACAATCACTTGGTCTATCACAATCGGTTAAGGGGTAAAGTATGGGACTGAAATTCGCAAATAATGCTACCACTACACTGGCAGCAGGCATTAGTAATTCCGCAACATCGCTCTCAGTGCAATCTGGGGCAGGTGGGTTGTTCCCAACACTGACTGCTTCGGACTACTTTTACTGCACGCTGGCCAATATCTCCGGCAATGTGGAGATTGTAAAGGTCACGGCCAGGTCGGCAGACACCTTTACGGTAGTCCGTGGGTATGACAATACGACTGCAATGGCTTGGAACGCAGGGGATAAGGTGGAGTTGCGGGCTGTTGCGGCCGGGTTTAATGATATTAACGCGGGGATTGCAGCGGCAGCTCCGCTTGCTTCGCCGGCGCTAACTGGCACACCCACCGCACCCACATCAGCACAGTTCAATAACAGCACCAATATTGCGACAACAGCGTTTGCACAGGCTGTGGGGCTGCATTCTGCCGGTCTTGGCAATTATTCGTCATCGGTTACATTGGGTGCTGCTGATATTGGGCGCGCATGTTATTACAACAGCGCCAGCGCCGGCACATTGACATTACCTGACCCTGTTGCGCTTGGATTGTCAAGTGGCGCACTGATTGTTGTGTCATGTGTTGGCGCAGGTACTCTGACGCTGGCGCGTTCGGGAACTGCTACGATATATGCCTACGGGGTATCTGCCGCAACCAGCCTGATTCTGAAGACCGGTGATGGTGTTGCCCTGGCGTTTAACGGTAGTGACTGGATGCAAGTTGGCGGCACAGCCAGACTGAGCGGTGACAGCACCCGCACCTATTCTGTCGCAGCGGGTGTTGCGACTACGGATGCGATGAGTGTGGGGCAGGCGTTTGGTATTGGGCAAACCTTTCAAACCGTTACACGAACCAGCGGCACCACCTATACAAATTCAACCGCTAAGACTATTTTTGGTTCAGTTTCATGGACGTCTACGCAAAACACATCCAGCGTAAGCATTTCAATCAACGGCGGCGCTGCAGTAATAATTGGGCAATCCTACGCTGGCGGTACTTCATACACAGGGGCTTCGGCGAGTTATGTTATTAAGCCAGGAGAATCGTACGTTTTAACCTATACTGGAACGGGATTTACAGCAACTAATTCTGAGCGATTCTGAGGAGTGATTAATGCAAACATTTAAAGACAGCCTAACCGACAAAATCTGGCAATTTGAAGACGACGTGACGGATATTTACGCGTTTCCTAATACGCCAGCCACTTTGCAGCCGTACACCATCCCGGAACCCACGGCAGAGCAGTTGTTAGCAGCAGCACAGACTACACAACTAGCTTTAATAGACAGTTCATACCTGTCAGCTATCCAGCAGCCAGTCGCGTACATGGGCACGACGTTTCAAGCTGACACAGAGAGTCAGGACTTAATGAACCGTGCAATTACGGGCTTGCAAGCTATTGTCGCAACAGGCGGCACAGTGCCCGCTAACTTTGCCTGGTACGATGTAAACAATCAGCCAGTCGCAATGACGCTATTGCAGCTGCAAGGGCTGTTTGCGACTGGTGTGGCTAACGTCAACGCTTTGTTTGTGCATAAACAGATACAGAAAGCTGCAATACGTGCAGCAACTACGATTGCAGACGTAACAGCAATCACATTCTGAGGCAGGTGGCGCAATGAAAATCCCTTTGACAGCCCTGCCCATTGCCACGAGGGATGGGACTTTAACCAAAGACTCCAAGGCCACTAATGCCCTCGGTGGGCAGAAACGACCAGGTCTTGCTACTGTGGCGCAACTGCCAGTTGGGGTTGGTCAAGGGATGTTTAACTTTGCTCCGCTTGGGACGCTGGTAGTCATTAGCAATAGCATATACTCTTTAACAACCGGCCTACTGGTTGCTGCAATTCCAGGTGGTGTTGGCCCTTACGACTTCACAGAAGTTGCCACGAACGGGATATTGGCTTTCAAGGACTCTGCGAATATCTGGACAATGCAGTATTCGAGTGTTGTAGTGGCGGCGCAGCCTGCTGTACCAGCGACTTCTACATCAGCGGCAAAGCTGCCAGTGCCTGGATTGAGTATTGGCGTGAACCTGGTGAAAGTCCCTCGCGGGGTTGCCGGCGCTGTGGTGGTGCAGCCAGGTACAGGGGGCACCGACGGAACTTACGCGCTGACAATAACAGCTGCTTCTGGTGACACAGGGTCAGGTGCGGCGGGGACGTATGTGATTTCAGGTGGGATAGTTACCGCAATCACTATCACCGCCGTGGGGGATAACTATCTTGTGCCCCCGGTAGCGACATTCCCACTCGGAGGAATTACTGGCGCCACGGCTACGTTGACTGTAAACAACGTCCCTACATCAATGCTTCCAGGGATGGTGTTTCTCGACAGCACCTACTATGTGATGACGACTGACGGGAAAATCACAGGGTCAAATTTGAGTGACCCTAGGAACTGGGATGCGCTCAACTACTTGGTGCTGAATGCTGACCTGGGCGGGCCAGTTGCATTGGCTAAGCAGTTGAACTACGTCATAGGATTCGCGGATAAGTTTACCTCCTTCTACTATGATGCAGGGAATCCGCCTCCAGGCTCGCCACTTGGCCCTGTGCAAAGCGCGTACATGGACGTAGGGTGTGTGAATGCTGGGAGTGTGTGCCAGATCGGTGGGTTGCTGCTGTTTGTAGGGAAGACGGCTACAAAGGGCAGGGGAGTGTATGCACTAAATGGTGCGCAATATCAACTGTTGTCTGATGTGTGGCTGGATAAAGTGTTGATGCTGAGTACCCTTGTCGGGTGCAGCGCGATGAATATGAAGGTGCAGGGCCATGAGTTGTATTTGTTGACACTTCCTGATTTAGGAATCACCCTTGCAATGAATTTTAATCAGAAGCAATGGGGGGTGTGGACTTCCAGTGTTAGTCCTGCGGCCGCACCGCTAATCCCAGGTGACTATACACAGGGCGTTTTTGCACCTGTGCATTACCTTGATGGGGGTGCTGATATTGATTTACTGCAACATCCAAGTAATGGTAAAGTGTATCAGCCCCTGTGGAATGTATATACTGATGATGGGCTTCCAATTGACGTTAATCTTGTGACTGCGCATGTGGAAGGCGAGAACTCGGACTATATGCGGATTGCTGCGGCAGAGTTTATAGGGGATAAAGTTGCATCTACTCTGTATATTAGATTCTCTGAGGATGACTATAACACTTGGAGTACCTACCTACCTGTGGATATGGCTAAGGTGAGGAGCAGGACTGTGCGGCAAGGTGCTACTCGGAGAAGGGCGTATCAGCTGAGGCATACGGATAATGCACCGTTTAATGCGAGAGAACTGCACTTGGAAGTCTCCGAGTAATTAGGGCGCATTACAAGATTGTAACCCACGCGAAAAACTGCTATGACTACTGCCCAGTACCAATTACCGCCACCACCTCAGGAACTCCCAGCGGAACTTCACAGATGGTTTCAGCTTGTGTATGCTAGGCTGCAAGCAGCGAATATAGGGACTATCAGCTTTACCGATTTGAATTTCACTGCAGGGAACCTGACGGACATACCTACAAGGAATCATAATGATTTGCAGACAATTCAAGGTGGGAGTGCAACTGACAGGCAGCATTTGACAACGGCACAAGTGACTGCTATTGCAACTAACACTTCAGACATTGCGACTATCAAAGCGGAAATTGCTTCGGGATTGACGGTGACAATCACTACTGCTAAGCTTACGTCTGGCGGTGCAAATGGTTCAATGACCTTTACTAATGGAATTCTGACTGCACAAACAGCAGCAACTTAAAGCAAAAGACAAAAGACAAGTACGATATGCAGGTAGAATTGCCAGTAACTGAGCTTATGTTATCCCTTGTAGGAGCTGTTTTTACACTTGTTAGCTTTCTGCTCAGGGAGAAGGATAAAAAGCAAGAAGAGCAGATAAAATTGTTATTTATCAAGCATGATGAAGATGCGACTAAACTGGAAAGGTTGGAATTGGAGATAGCCAAACATCACTACGTTCGGCCTGAGTTGGATGCAAAGTTTGATAAACTTGAAGGCTCCATTGTAGAGGGCCTGGATAAGTTGGGTGTGAAGTTTGACAAGCTTAGCGAAAGGTTAATGCATGACCAAATCTGACTTTCTAAATCAACTACTACCTGCCGCGCTTGAATGTGAGAAAGCGGCGGGGATACCACATGCATTCACACTAGCACAAGGCGCACTTGAGTCGGCTTGGGGCAGCTCCCTTCTTGCGATTAAAGGGTTTAATCTGTTCGGTGTAAAAGCGGATGCATTTTGGCACGGAGACACACTGACGCTGTGGACGAAAGAGTACATCAACGGCAGGGAGGTAACTGTCCAGTCGAGGTGGCGCAAGTATGCAAGTTGGGAGGAATGTATGCTAGACCATGCAAAATTCCTTCACACCAACCCGCTCTACAAGCACGCACTGGAGACAACTGACCCTATCGAGTTCGCACGGCGGGTCGCAGCGGCTGGCTATGCGACTGACCCAAAGTATGCAGAGAAGCTAATAGCAGTAATGAAGAGTAACAAGCTAGTAGCGGTTTAAGATGAAGCCAGATTTAAAAACATTGTTCCTCAGCCTCATCGGTATAGCGGGTTACGCCACTTGGGGTGTTTATGCGTATTTTGACCCCTCCACCAGAGCCTCATTTCTTACGCTTAATCAAACTATGGTGGCAGGTACTATTGGTTTAGTTTTGCGTGATATGCAGTCCCCTACTACTGACAAGGAGTTGCCTAAATGAAGTCATTACTACTAATCGCAGTATTAGCACTTACGGGATGCGTGACAGCTCCGAACGCAGACCCGAAAGCAGCGCAATTGCAATACGCCGATGCTTGTGGCGCGTATGGCGTAGCCTTTGCAACGGCGTTACAGCTTCGAACCGCCGGAAAGCTGAGCCAGTCGCAGATAAGCCAAATCACCTTAGTGGACAGCCAGGTTACACCAATCTGCACTGGAGCGATGCCGACGAATCCGGCGGAAGCAGCAGCAAAAGTAACGCAAGCTATAGCATCGCTTGCAACAATCGAAGCGATGAAAGAGGGTGCAAAATGAGCGATTTAATCAGCACAGGAAACCCGCAAGCTGACGCAATAGCAAACATAGCTATACCAGTAGCCTTGGCAGTTGCAACCACGACCAGCCCACAAGCGGCAGCAGCAGTGGCGGCTATCAATGCGATTATGCCAGTTATGCAGGCGGCATTAAAAGCTAATACGGCGGGGCAGATTAGCGATCAGGCAGTGATGGATATGTGGGCGGCGACTACGCAAACAATCACGACTACGCATAATGCCTGGGCAGCTATGAATGCAGCTATGAACGCGGCGGATGCGGCGGACGCAGCAAAATGAGCGAGTTTCTTTCACCGCTGAAGCTGGATTACATGGCAGATTCAGCGGGAGAGCCGCTGAAAAATAGAGATGGGCGGCAGTTATTTAAGCTTCTCTACCCATTCTCTTATCAGTCCGACGTGCTTGGGTGCATTATTACTGTACCGATGGGTTTTGTAACTGACCTGGCCAGCATCCCTCGCTTGCCAGTGGTTTACTTGCTGCTCAATGGTGTCGCAGACGAGGCCGGCGTAGTGCATGACTACTTGTATTCTACTGGACTGGTGCCTCGCATTGAGGCGGATAAGGTTTTGCGCGAGGCTTGCCTATGCTCAGGGGTATCATCTTGGAAAGCGGGCTTGATCTACGCGGGAGTTCGTAGCTTTGGGGGTTCGCATTACGGCGCAAGCTCCGCGCCGTAATGCCTGTTAAGTTATTGGGTGGGCACTCCCCTTCACAAAATTACCCACACTGCCCCCAGCTAACCTTACTACTAACAACACCCACGGGGATAACCAGCGGCTCGTCGTAAGGAAGTTCTATCTCACACTCTTCGGCAATTCGGCGCAAAGCCCAATCACCGTGGAGGGAGTCGAATTGCCCTGCAAGGGAATCATGCACTTGGAGGAGAACTTCAACCTCCGGCAGGTTATTTGCAATGTTGACATAGCCACGATTGATTAGGCAAGCCACACTGCTCTGCGGAATCCATGCGACGGCTTGATTGAAGATTGTACCTTCGATTTTATCAAAGAAGTAGTTACGATACCCAAAGACGTTTTCGACATACCTGCGACCAACTACTTGCTTTTTGATTTCTTCCTGCCAGGCTTTGATTTCTGGTGCTAGGCCAAAGTACCATTTCTGGATGCGCTCTGTTTCATGGACAAGCAGCCCAATGCGCGGGGCGATACCATCTGCTGTGCCCAGGTAGTTCGTGCCATGACACAGGGATTTGAACATACCGTATTCCCGTGGGTGAGAGTTCTTGGTCATATTGGGGTTATGGTAGTATTCCCGCATGACTTCAATGTAGGGCTTGCGCCCATTGGCGAAGTGGTCTTTCATCCATTTACAGTCACTTTCCCAAGTCACAATGCGTAAGTCTGCGCTGTCCAGGTCAATGTCAAACATCGTGTGGCCTTGGTCGGGGATAAAGATGTTACGGATATTGGGGAGGGTCAGTCCGCCATCCTCTGTATCACCGCCCTTGGGAATGTTCTGCATATTGAGACCAGTACCGAATGCGTTTTTGCTGCTGGCGAAGCGGTAGGTTTCAGTTCCGCAAATGTTGAAGGATGTTCGTATGCGCCCGTCGATATCAAGGCGCGCCTGGATGAAGGTAGAGTGGAAAACGCCAATGCTGCGAAGTTCGGAGATTTTTTTGCACAGCGGGGAAAGGATAGGTTCACGATGCGCAATTTTATGCAGGGCTTCATCATCTGTCGTAACAGACATTCCGCCTTCTGCATTACGGTGTCTAACTTCCGGCTGATTGAGTTCGCGGTAGAAGAGTTCCTGCATCTGCTTAGGGGATTTGATGTTGACTTCATGACCAAGAACATCTTGCATCCATTGCCGGCGCTCGGCTTCTGCTTGCTGCAGTGCTTGTGAGAATTCCTCCCGCTGGGAAAGGTCAACACGAACGCCGCGAATCATTGTCTGTAATACGACAGGTGCTAGGGATTGCTGGAAGCGGTTAACTTCTTGCATCCCCATATCGGTAACGACTTGTTCCAGGACACGGTGGATTTCAAGTGTGCGCATGGCGTCAGTGCAGTTGTACTTCCAGAACACGTCCTCGCCTTCTCCTTTTGGCCCTTCAGTCCAATTCGTACGGTCGTCTTTCCAGTAAAGGTGATGTTCCAAATACATGCTGGAGAGGAAGGCCAGGTTCTTTGGAAGGTTGGAGAAGCACGAGTGGTGCTGAATCATCGTGTCTTGTACGTCAGGGCAAAGGAAATGCCAGTGGCGGTAGATGTACTGAGCATCGTAGTTCCAGTTTTGCCCGATGATTGTAACGAGGGACATTAACTTACACATCAAAAAGACGAGTTGGGATTCTTCCTCTGCACTCCAATATCCTTCGGGATTAGTGCTGGACATTAAAGGTATGCAAATGGCATCGTGGGGTGTCCAGGAGAAAGCAATGCAGGCAATGTGACCTGCGCGTGTTTCAATGTCAGCTCCGATCTTGAGTTTCGCCCCAGTTGTGGCTGCAGCATCTGCGCGCTGGATAAGTTCGTTTAGATTGGCAAGGGCGGTGTCGTAATTAGGGCGTATTACAAAGTTGTAATCCGGGCGAATAATCTCCGCAAAACCGCTTTCCCTTTTCACCCTCTTCAGATCATGCACCAGCAATGGGCGCAATGACCACTGCGACAGTAGCAACGCGGGGCTAACTGTAGGAATTACTTTCAACCCAGGGATTAGTGTTGACTCCATGACAGAACTTCTCCAACGCCCAGCACCCCATTGTCCAGTGAGTGCCCAGAGAGCAAGGTTGCCAAAGGTGCAGACGACATTGGGCTTGAGCAGTTCCAGTTCTTGCTTCAAGCGTTCGATACCCCCCACGACCTGTGGCAACACCCACTTCCCATTGTACAAGACGTGGGCAGGGGTGATATCTTTCTTCTTCGTAGCGATGACGCCTTCAATTCTGCTACGCGGTACGCGGTCATTGCAGACCATTGTGATGAAGCACTCTTCACGGGAGAGGCCTGATTCCTTAAGGATACGGCTGAGCTCCATACCAGGGCCACCGCAGAAAGGCTGCCCTCGGAGAAGGTCTTGTTCATGGGGGAACTCGCCCACAAGCGCAATCTTAGCGTTAGTCGGCCCGACTGGCATTATTGGCATCAGAGACCTCCCAGTAAGTTTTTCAACTCATTGCCAAGGGCTTCACCGTCAAGTGCTGGCGAGCCATCGGTCAGGGCATTTAGACGCTTGAGGCAAATACCGTAGTATTCAGGGGATTTTTCAAGCACAGTGGCTTTGCACTTTAAGTTATGCGCAGCAGGGAGGAGAGTGCCGCTGCCGCCGAAGGAATCAAGTACGCTGTCGCCAGCGCGAACGCTACGCGTAAGCAGGTTCTCATACAGCGCAACTGGCTTTTGCGCTCCGTGTTGGAGCCCTGCATCTTGGAAAGTGGTGATAACGTCTGGGTAGATTGCTGTAACTTTTTTGTGACCTTTGATTGCATACAGGATAAGTTCGTATTGGCGACGGGGGCCTTCAAAGGGAAGTGGCACGCGACCAGAGTTCGGTTTGGTGCAGACAAATGGCGTGCGGAAAACGTACCAACCAGCTGTTTGCATCATAGCTTTGAGTTCGTGGAAGTTATCCAAGTCGCAGAAAACATAGGCATGGGCTTCTGGCTTTGCTACGCGATAGGATAGGACTGTCCACTTAGACATGAGATCATGGAAGTGCTCGTAGTCGTCCTTGTAGTGGTGTTCGTTGTTCGCAAGTCTGCCATCACCACCATCACCGAAAGTATCAGCACCCATGCCATAGGGCGGGTCTGTGAGGATTACATCGAATTGCTCAGCTGGGCAAGTTGCCATCCATTCCAGACAATCAACATTGTGAACCTGGTGCAGGAAGGAAGAAAATGTCTTACCTACAGTTGCAGCGTGTTCGATGTTCTTTTGTGTTATTTCTTGCCGCTTGAGAATTTTGAATGCTTCTTCCGCAGATTTCGCTTTCGCTATTTCGGGGTTGTCCAGGTGCTTTGCCACAATCAAGTCTTTGCGGACAGAGTCTTGGTAGGAGCCGTCACTGCGTCCTTTGATTTCCATTGCGGTGTCAGCTACAGTGTGGATGCGACCTTCTGCCTGAGCTTGCTGCGAACGAATGCGGTGAAGTTTAGCCATAGCCGCTGCGCTTTCTTGCCAGGTTAAGTCTTTACGATGCAGGTTTTCGTCGAGTTCGGCTTCTTCGGCTTGCAGGGGTGTGAGTTGCCCAAGGGTGACATAGGGGACAAAACCAGAAGGGATAGTCTGTCCATTGTAGTGGAGTTTACCCCCCAGCATTTCCATATCCTCAATTGCTCTTAGTCTGCGCTCACCAGCCACAAGGACTAGACCTTCGTCTGTTTCACGCACAACTATAGCGTGCATGAGACCTTTGCTGCGGATTGCTTCCGAGAGTTCCCCGAGGGCTTCGGCTGAGAATTCCTTCCGCTGCCTGTCTTTTGTAATAATTAGTTTCTTGGTGTCTACGATTTGCATAAAGCTGTCTCCGTACGGTAGTGGTTAAATTGACTTGGCTTGCCGCTTTTGTTGGAGCCGCGCAAGCATTTTCAATAGGCGTAAAAAAACCCAGACAGCGCAGTAGCTAACTGGGTGGGTACTGCATTTTATTCGGATTTTCATGTATCAGCACTGGCCAAAAGGCATTCAGTTAAGGAAAACGCCCAAAGGGCAGGGGGAGGGGAAAGACTAATTCATGTACCCTGCCCCTTGGGCTTGCTACGACCTGCGGTTACAGCTTGGCAACATTCTTTACTTCCGCGAATGTGTCGTCGCCACTGATTCGGTGGGTAACATTGATTTTAGCCGACAGACCTGGCAACATCGAGAAAGAGAACGGGGTTGACGGGTCATTTGCACCAACGGCTTCACGCAGACGCCCAAGGCCAATGTTCTTACCTTTGGACATATCCAAGGCACCGGCTGGGGTCGTGTCCAGCATCAAGCCTTGCTTGCACGTTACCGTTTCCCGGCCAAGGTATTGCTTGACGTTTTCGTCTTCAACCAGCCAGAAGATATCCAGAGCAATGCCCGAGGATGTACCGTCTTTGGACTGCCACTGGCGCGGTGCGATTTTTTCAATGATACCCACGTATTCGCCTACCGGAACTGGGACAACCTTGGTATCGTTAGCACCTACAACTGAAGAATCTAGAAAAGATTGGGCATCGAATGACATTTTGATTTCCTTAAAAGTTAAGCTAAAGAGCTAAGGGTTAAGAGCAACGATTTACTGCTATGGCTCATACGATGGTTTGTACGAGTAATGCTATGATTGCATACGGTTTTTCAGATTGCAACTCCTATTTTAATAACTGTAACGAACGGTTAGGCAAAATATTTTGACCAGATTTTGTCTATTACCTCCACCTGCTTACTGCTGAGTGGCATGGTAACTTTGCCCTGCTGGGATTTCTCAAGTACGGAGGTAACAAAATTGATTTCCCAGTCGGTAAGGTCTTCTGTGCCCAGTAGACTCTCTAGCTGGAGTAACATTGTCGTAATTGAAGTCATTTACAGCGCGCCCCCGCGAGAAATCCACTTCTTCACAATCAACCCGAAGTCAGGTGGAATGCCCTCTGCAATTGGCAGGTTGCGGGTCTTGGTATCGGCAAGCGCACTCCCCGTCGACCATGTAAACTTAGCACCTTCACGAACGGTGAGGATGACGTCAGAGAACATAGGGGTTATCTTCGGCCCGAGTTTGTTGCCCAAGGCGGAGAGGGAGATTTTAACACCGCCAAGGACTGCATCGGTTTCCCGCTCCACGTGGCCGATCAGAACAAACATACAACGACAATTGTCTGTAAGCATACGAAGGATGCGCTCAACTGTATCCATTGCAATGCCCCAATCGCTTTGGTTCTTGACAGGCTTTCCACCGACAACAAGTGACATTGCCGCGCGAGAAAGACCTGCCATTCCGTCCATGACAAGTGCCCTGTTCGGTAGCCATGTGTCGACACAGCCAAACTTGGTATTAGTACGGTCGTCTGGGAAGTCGTTGAGAGCCTCCAGGAGCTTGATGAACTGGTTATGGTTGGAACGCTTTGGGTCGGACATTTTGGCGAGAGAGTCCAGTCCCATAGTGTTTATCTTCGTAGCACTATCAATCATATCCAGGAAGGATGCCCGAGGCGCGGCTAACTGATGCCAGTGGAGGTTAGCTGGAACTTCTTTGCCTTTGTCAGTCCAGTAGCCCAGAAGGGATTCCAGCCCAGGCTCTAGTCCCAGGTAAAAGACTTCAACCCCAGCATCGACTAGAGACCCGATGCTGTGGGTTTTGCCGGTGCCGGCTGGCCCCATCAAGAGTACGTTGGGGCCTGGGAGAAGGGATTTGGTTCCTGGAACTGCGGGTGTAGTATCAGTCATCGTGATTCCTTTGTGAGTTAAGTGATTGTTTCAAGCGTTCGATAGATTCTAGCTGGTCGTTATGGCGTAGGATGAAGTAATCATCAATGGTGCCCAGTAGATGCAACAGCCTAAGCCCGATAACGACGCTGACGAACCAGATTATGCAGGCTAGGATACCTGCAAAGTATACCCATAGCATCATAGTAATTCCCTTTCATAATGTTTCATAAGTTTCTGGGTCGCCAGCTTCACTACTGTCTCTGATGGTGGTTAGGGTAAGCCCAGATTACAAGCTTCCCATATTGGAAAGTTCCTGCATGAGGTCATCACCGTTACCAGTTGGGGCCGGTGCTAGGCCCTGTGCAGGGGGTTCGTCAGGGTCACGGGCGTGCGACCACGAGGCTTCGTACTCAGCCACAGAAGTTTCTTTGCGGAGCAGTGGGTCCCAAACGCGCTTTTCAAAGTTCACTGGTAGCCAGTCAGCTGGGTCGCGTGATTTGCAGACTTGAGTGAAGGCGCAGCCGCCGTAGTCAGTGCAGGCGTTATCCAGATTCCTGTCCCAGTATCCTTCTTCCCACATCTGCTTCATCCGTGCAATATCGCGCAGGACTTGTTTTTCCCACGTGTCAATTTCATGCTGCCCACGATAGGTTTGCACTTCCAGGGTATCGTATTTGGTCTTGAGGACACTCACGCCTCTGACAATTGCGCCGTTCGTGACGATACCTTGCCTACGAGCTGCCCAAACATAACCTGTGAACTGTGAGCGCATTTCCCACTGACGCCCCCAGCTTGCCCCCAGGGAAGATGTTGTCTTCTCATCGTAAACGTAGATACCGCCTGCCCGCTCTGCTATCATATCCGAGCGGCCAGTGTACAGAATCGGGTCGCCTGTAACAGGGTGATTGATTGCCAGTGGCTCCGCGAAGGAAAATTCAATCCCGCGCTTCCCATTTGCAAGGGTAATCGGTTCTGCACCATCAGAACCGAGTGGGTACTGAGAGAAGTAGAACTCCAACGCACCTGCCATACGTTCTGGCGACTTGGCGCTGCCGGTGGGGTCAACGAAGTCCCCGTAGTGAGTAAGCAGGGCAATTAGCCCGATGGCTTCAGCCTTTTCTGCTGTAAGGCCTTCGACATAGAAAGCGTTTCTGGCTGCTTCTATGCCGGCAGCAAATGCGCCACCTGCGATTAGGTGGACGGAAGGGCTGCGGGATTTCCAATGCTCAACGTACTGCCACAAGAACTTCTGCGGGCAGGCACGGAAGGTTGACAGGATGGTGCTGTCAACTGTGTGGGGGAACATTGGGCGGAAGTTCCCGTACTGGTCTTTACTCATGGCAAGGGTCTCCTTCAAGTGAATGGGTAGGGCAGGGTTCTTGGGCTGGCTCGTATGATTCAGGCGTGTATTCAATGGCTAACAGGGATTGAATTCTGTCGCGTATAGCCGTGACTTTTTGGTGTGTTCCTGCCTGTAGCTTTTGCTCTTCAGTTTTGAGAAGTTCGATTTCCGCTACTACGGCTTCCAGCGGGTCGTATGCCACTTGAATTGGCACGGTAGCTACTAACTTGCCGTAATAGTTTTCCATTCCCGACAAGCGGGATATATTAATATCTGGTTCGCCTCGGCTATTCAAGCGAAGGTGAACGTAAATTTGCACTGTGTGTGTAGCTTTCATTTCTCTATAACTCCTTCAAGTGTACTGCAACAATGCAGCGATTACATTTCCATAAAGCCTTGCAATAATGCATCACCGTCAATCGGGGGCGCTTTTGCCTTTGCGGCTCTGGAAACAGTGGACTTCTCCGAGGCCTGGACACGTTCCTTTCGGATTGCAGCAATTGCTTGCCGCATTTCCTCTAGGGTGATAGTGCCGTCTAGAGACTTCTGACGCCAGATTTGGATGCTTCCTTGTATTACTTCACTCATTTTGTTCCTTTCAAGTTTGCTTTTCGTTATTAGGGCGCATTACAATTTTGTAACCCGCCCCAATAATACGTAAAAACCTCCCAGAGTGCAACTACTACTTACATAACTGTGATATGGGTTAGTGGTTCGTTCATGTCGTCACCCTTTACCGGATATAACTCGTAAGAATTCCGCCATTTGGGCTGCCCTTGCTGCTGCCCACGTGGAATCCCAAGCTGCAGTCCACGCGGTACTCACCTGAGGCGCCCCCCATGCCCTTGCCCGCGCCGCCTCTCTTGCGGCCTCCCACGCTGCATCTCGGGATGCAGTCCATGCCCCTGTTGCCGCTGCTCGTGCCGCTTCTTTCGCGGCTGTCCATGCTGTGTCCCGTGCTGCTGCCCATGCTGCGTCCCAGGGGACTGCTCTTACTGTAACCCGTGTTACGGCCTCTGCCACATCCCCGGCCCACGCCCCTTCTTGGAGGGACTTTCGTGCAGCGGCCCGTGAGGCAGTTAATTCTTCCTCAGTTACCTTGCCGTTGGCGTAGCTCTCTGCTACATCGAGTGCATGAATACACGCGGCATCCGTTATCAGGTGCTGGACTTGCCGGGCACACCAGATTGCATATAGGCGCCATTCCCTAGCGTACTCTGGGGCTGCCCGACAACACCAGAGCGCATCATCTAGCCCATTGCTTTCAAGAATTACGCGGAACGGTAACGGCTCATCGTCAGCAGTTGTTTTGCCAAGCGATTCCAGCAGCCTTTTCCAACCGTTAGCGCATGGTGAATGCTCTCTGATTCTATTCAGTGTTGTTACAAATTCCGTCATTTCGTTACTCCTTGGGCGTTATGCCCCAGGTTATTCCAATATGAATCCCTATCCACCAAGCAGTTTCTCGGGTTCAAATACACTCCGAAGCCGCATGTAATTTCTGACTCCCATTCAATTACATCTAGGATTGCTGCGCTTCCATCAGGCTTGCTATTCGGCCCAAGTCCGATGTAAACAGGTTCACTCATGTCGTGACAAAGTAGTTTTGTTATCAATTCTTTAACTGTCAAAGTCTTGCTCATTGTTATCTCCTTAGCTATTCCAGGGTCATATTCCCAGCTGCTTCCAGCGACGCCACAGAGCTGCTATGTGCCGCCGTTGCTCTTTCAGAGTGCCATTACTGCCCGGGAACTGAGCGCCATTACCGCACACACAGGTTATCCCCGTCACTCTGTTCCCAGCGTCGGAAAAGATAAATTCCATTTCCTTACCGCACAGGTCGCAGATACAAACAGCTTTCACGCTAGAATCAACTTCGTTGTCGGTCGTGTACAGGCGACGTACAAGCATTGGAACGCTTCCTTTCTATTTCTGTTGATAAGAATATCTTGGTAATCCACCCAGACATTTTCATACGTCGAACCCTGCGCACGGTGAGCCGTAAGGGCATAAGCGTATTTGATGTCATGGAAGAGGTCTTTGTGTTCCCAAAACTTCTTCCAGAGTCTTGGAGTTGCCTTGGCCTCATAGGCTAGTTTTTCACTGTCCTGGGCGTAGCGCTCAGCACTGTCTTCATGTAGCACCAGCAATCGCACAAGCTTGTTGGCCTCCGTGCGGACTGATAATTCCCGGCAGCGGTACTTTGGCTCCAGTGGGTGATTGCACTCTATCTCCCCTTCTATGATTGCCTCTTCGTCTGTAGTCAGAAGCACGTCATCACCGCGCATACACGGCGCAGCGGCCACAATCCTGTCCCCTTTAATGTATGGTTGGGATTGCGCAGCCCCCCCGTATATCGCATTGCGTATCAGGATGTTGTATTCTGCTACTCTGGCATTTCGCCACGCAATCACCTTGGACTTACTGCCGTCTGCGAACTCCCCCGCGACCGCAGCGTCATAGATTGACTGCTTGAAAGTGTTTTTAGCCACTTTCCAGACACCTTGCCCTCCTGAATGCGAGGACTTGATTGTAATGGAGGGGCAGAAGTCGTTCATGGCTTCCCGCAACTCGG